ACAACGTCTACTTCCAGCGCGACATGGAGACTGTCATCACCGCTGCTTACTGGATGGAGGGTGCCGGTGCTTCCTTCGTAGGTCCTAAGTATGCCAGCCAGGCTCTCCTCGCTGCAGCTGACTATGCTGACCAGGTAATCTTCATGAACTGGCCTGCAGTACCTGTCGATGCCGACGCGACTGTCATCCCTGCCAAGGCGGGCCTCATCTTCCGCACAGGCAAGAACACCAAGGCGACAGCCCTCACTGACATCACCGGAGTGAAGGAAGGCATCGTGATCCGCGTGGAGATCGGTGACGCTACCTATCCGACAAGCATCGCTAAGTCGGGCAAGTTTGCAGACATCTCTAAAGCCTGGACTCCTACCAAGGTGGGCGAGTACATCAAGCTGTACTACGACAAGGCGGAGGGCAAGTTCTTCGAGGTCGCTCGCGGCTAATGTTTGACCAGGGGCGGGGATACCGCCCCATTAAAACTTCCACACCATGATCAACGTAATCCCTAACATTCCAGCAGTCGGAGACCAGGAGTCGCAGGCGAACAGGATGTACAACAAGATCTACATCCTCCTCGACGACCATGTGGACTACTCGAAACTCCCGGAGATCGACACAGAGGCGCGCACCTGCGCAGCCTTCACTCTGAAGGAGGGCGGAGCCTGGGCTGAACTCTGCGCAGTCAAGAACACCGCCGGCCGTACCACCGAAGGCTCGCAGGGCGACATCACCACAGCCGTCCAGAACGGAGTCACCCTCACAGTCGGAGGAACCCGTCCGGAGATCGAGAACCTGCTCGAGAACTTCGTCGGCCGCAACGTCCACGTCGTGACGATCGACAAGTTCACGCAGAAGAAGAGACTACTCACAAGGCCATATTCTCCGATGCAGCTGTCATCCTTCTCTGGAAGAGAGAACAGCGACAACACATCGACGGACCTGACCTTCTCGAACCAGAGTTTCTTCCAGCCTCTCGAGTACCTCGGCAACGTGACGGAGGCCGCAGAATAATCACCACCCGCTACACAATCCTGAACGATGGGAGCCGCCTCATGACGGCTCCCATTTTCAAAAGACAGCACCATGAACAGATACTCATTTACCCAGAAGACCGAGATATCCAGGCGCATCGCCCGTCCGGATCTCATCGACAGATACCGCGACCTCCTGAAAGCCCGCAGACCGAAGGCCGCCACCAAACTCCGCACATCACGAGAAGCCACAGCCCAGGCTCTCGTCTATGATCTGCTCGACTTCTACACCGAGGACGAGATCGTGGCCATCGCCCGCATCTCGCCCGATTCCCTGCCCTCTGGCGGCGTTTCTCCCCTCCGCCCTACACCTACTCCGTCAGTAAAAAAAAAGCCTCTAAAATCGAAGAATATCCGAATATCCGCTGGAACGATCTGGACGACCCTCAGGTCCGCACTGCTGACAGCATATTCTCGGACCGCATCAACTGTTTCCGGCGTCTGGCGGAGATTGAGAGAGAAACTGCAGACGCTTCCGTTCTGGACGCGGATCTTCTCGAGGAGATAGTCCTCACCGACATCCGCATGGAGATGTGCTTCGCTGAACTGCGGGAGTACAACGCCACCGGATCCTTCAAGGGCAAGCACCCCTTCATCGCCCAGGCTGACGAGAGGAGCAGGGTCGCCGCCCTTCTCCGGACAGACCCGGACAAATACTTCGATGAACGGAAGAACATCGAACTCAACATCACCCGCTACAACTCCCAGATCAACAGCAAGAAGACAAGCAAGGAGCAGAAGGAACGCGCCCGGGAGAATGTGGAAAGGTACCAGGCCAGACTGGCCATGTACAAGGAGATAATCAAGGAAATACTCAAGACATGAACACATACGACAAGGAATTCATCGCCCGGATGAAGGACTTCGCGGTCCTCGGTCTGTGGCCGTCTCAGATAGCGGAACGCCTCGGTCTTCAAGGCGCCGAGCGCGCCCGCTTCCTTGAGGATATCACGGACTACGAGCACCCGCTCTGCAGGGAGTACCACAACAGTCGGGGCAACTACGAGGACGACCTCGACGCCGCCCTGCAGACCCGCTGCATGTCCGGAGATCCGAAGGCTCTCAAGATTGCCTACGAACTCCGACAGCAGGACCGCGTCAACAAACTCACCCAGGAACTCTTCGGAATATGAAACAAGACAGACTTCTGCAACTGCGCGAGACGCCCACAGATGAGATCCAGTCCTTCATGAAGCACAGGGTCTCCGCCACGATATCACCCGCTCTGCAGGAATACATCCTGCAGCTGGACACGGTCGCCCGTCTCCTGCATCGCAACCGCATCTCGGTCAGGAACGCCATCGACCAGCTCCGGAGAGAATGGCCGACCCTCTCCATCGCCCAGGCCCGCGGCATCTACTACGACGCCCTGGACTACTTCTACCACGATGAGCAGGCGTCCGCCTCCGCATGGGACCAGGCATACGCCGACCAGCTGGACGATCTGAAGCTCGTGGCCATCGCCGCCGGCAAGATCCAGACGGCCTACAAGTGCATCGAGAAGGCTCACCAGCTCCGCACCCTCGCCCGTGAACACCAGGACTACACATGGCAGGCTCCTGTCTACCTCGTGAATATCACAGTCAAGCCTGAAGACCTCGGCTACAAGACCCAGCGACTCGCGGATATCGCCCGCAGGAACGAGGACAGGAAGTTCATCGAAATGATCAGCGGACTGGAGACCACGGAAGCGGAGAAGACCCGGCTCCTGGCAGAAGCCGGCATCAAGACCATCGAACCCGAAATCCTTGACGAAAATGACGAACTCTGAGAACCCCTTCGACCCCATCGAGACCTATCAGAACCTGGCGCAGATCCTTGTGACCATCATCGACCCGAACAAGTTCATCGGAGTCGAAGGACGTGCGACAGGTAAGACCACGGGCATCGTGGCGCCCCGCACCCTCCGCGTCGCCCACGGCATGCCCCGCGAGCAGTCCATCATATCCCACAAGTCCTTCGTCGCCCTCCTGACGAACGTGGTGCCGTCACTCCTGGCATCATACCGTGCAGACGTCAAAATGCCGGACGGATCGGTCCGTCCGCAGCTGATCGAGGGGCTTGACTTCGTGGTCGGCAAGAAGGACCTCCCGCCACACTTCCAGAAGCCAAGGTACCCCATCCTGGAGCCGGAGCGCTGCATCGTCTTCGCAAACGGGCACGTCCTCCGGGCCGTGGCCATCGACCGCGCCGACTCCATCGCAGGATCTTCCATCGTCCACGCCTTCTTCGAGGAGATGAAATACAGCGATCCGGAGAAGCTCCGCTCGAGGGTCATCCCTGCCATCCGTACCTCCCGCATCGGTGCCGGATCTGAGGCGCACAAGCACCATCTCCACGGAGGCTTCACCGGAGTATCCGACATGGGACGCGTCAGCATAGGAGAGAGCAACTGGTTCACGGAATACGAGGATCAGATGGATCCGCAACTCATCGAGGACATCATATCCCTCGCCCTGTACATCAACAAGGCGCAGGTGAACATCCAGTCCGGGGTCAACGTGGACATCAACACCACCCGCGTCAAGAAGTGGACGCCGCTGCTGACGGACCTGAGGAAGCAGTGCACCTTCTACCAGAGGGTCAGCACCTTCATCAACCGCGACGTCCTCGGCTTCGACTTCTTCAAGACCCAGCTGGAGACCCTGCAGATGTCGGAGTTCCTGAGCGCGATCTGCTCCATCGGCGACCGTAACCGCGACAACCTCTTCTTCGATCTCTGGGATGAGGAAAAACACACATACGACGACGGGTACATATACTCGGCCGTCGAGAAGCTGAACCTGATCGAGACCTGCACCATCGACGCCTCATACCTGAAGTATTACAACCCGACAGAGAAGATCCTGCTCGGCTACGACCCGGGCAACTTCGCGTCCATGGTCGCCGCCCAGACCTACCACAAGGACAACTCGCTCAGGATCCTGAAGGAGTTCTTCGTCTTCCACCCTGCGGACATTCCGGAACTCGCTGCAGCCTTCTCGGACTTCTTCGCCCCGGCTGCCAGGAACCGTCTCGTCGAGTTGTATTACGACCGTGCCGGCAATAAGAAAAACGACAGGAGAATGAACGAGACCGACGCCCGGGAACTGAAGGCAGAACTCGAGAAGAGAGGCTGGACCGTCCGCCTGAAGAACCTCGGCCAGAGGACGATCTTCTACTGGGAGCACTACAAGCTCTGGAAGAGACTGCTCGCGGAGACGGAGAGGAACATCCCGAGGATCCGCATCGACTCGAACGAGTGCCCGTACCTGGTCAGCGCCATGTACTGCTGCAAGAAGGTCGTCGGCGCATCGCAGCCTGAACTGGACAAGACTCCGGAGAAGAAGGTGCCGATGCACATGCAGGCCGGACTGACCCCTCAGATACCGTCCGCGATGACCTATCTCGTCTGGGGATTGTATGAAAAGTACTTCCCGGACGTCCGCAGATCAGGGAACGCGGGCTCCATTTCGGGCAACTTCACAGCATAAAGCGACCCCGCGTGCTGTTTATGTTTTGCCCTATCGGCTGGAAATCAGCGGCTTGAACAGAAAAAAGAAGGGGCGCACCTGCAACCTGCGCCTCTTGTGCCCGACGCCG